TGAATGTATAGAGGCACACCGCCAAAACGATTGGTGTGATATTAAAGCATTCAATGAAGTAATGGTAAACGAAACATTTGACTTTGAAACGTGCTTTAAGAAATACGTGAAAGATACGGTTAACGATGAATTAGCAGATGCTGTAATAAGAATTTTTGATATGGCAGAATACTATGGTATAGACTTAGAAAAACATATCGAGTTGAAAATGGAATACAATAAATCAAGACCACGTTTACATGATAAGAAATATTAAACCAAAGTTCTCAAAAAGAGAATTAAGGATTAAGAGAGCAAAGTTAAGACACTCAAGATGTCACTTTAGATTAGAAATAAACAAATCAAAAAACAACGAAAATGAAGATGGAAACTAAAGAAAAAGAATTAAAAGACTTAATTGATAAGTTAAGAGCGGAACTGACAGGAAACCTTTTAGAAGATTGTGAGGTACAAGCTGAGATATATGAGTTGAAAAAAGAACTATCGGCTTTACAAGGAATAACCATAGAGCAATACGAGGAGGACGATCAAGAAGAATGTTTATATTGTGGCAGTTAAGATAGTATTAACCATAGAAGAGGACGAATTTGGAGACTTGAATTCTGAATTAGTTGCTGAAGATATAGAAATATTAGAAGCACTAGAAATAATAAGAGATGCTCAAGAGGAGCTGTATATAAGTAGAATAAATTTAAACTAATGAAATATATAATAGGAATAGTAATATTAATTATATTAGCAATATTAGCAGTTTATTCAATAATAGAATCAATTAACATTTTAAAAACAATTTTATGAACGAAGTAAAAGGAACGATTAAAGAAATCAAAGCAACACAAGTAGTAAGTGATAAATATAGAAAAAGAGAATTTGTATTAACTACGGAGGATAAATACCCTCAAGACGTACTATTCCAATTGTCACAAGATAACTGTGATCTAGTAAACATTTTTAAAGAAGGGGATAAAATAGTACTTGCTTATAATTTAAGGGGTAAAGAATGGTTAAACCCACAAGGTGAAACAAAATATTTCAATACTTTGGAAGTGTGGAAAATGAATTACCAAGATGAAACTATTAAACCTAGCAAAGCAACAGGGATAGTTAAAAACTTTCAAGAGGATATGATTAACACAATGACTCAAGAAGAAGATTTACCATTCTAGTATGATATATAAAATTGAAACATTTGACAATCAAACCTATATTATTGAAAGTACTAATGATATAGAAACAATGACTCAAACTTTAGAATGTACAGAATGGCATATATTTTTTATGTTAGAGGGTGGTAGAATAAGTATAAGATATACAGATATAAGAAGAATAACTTTACTTAAAAAATAAATTACTATATTTGTAAGAGGGTAGTCGGCTTAACGTAGCGTTGCCCTTTTCTAATTTAAATCAATATGACAAATATCATTATAAGTCTTTTCATAGCTTTCATAATTCACCAAGAACTAAACTTTGGGTACTATGTAAGAAAATGGACGGGAACAAGAATAAGTAAACCAATTAAAGTACTAGACTGTTTTCCGTGCTTCTCTTTTTGGATAGCAGCAATAATAAGTTTATTCACTCATGACTACCTAACACCGTTAGCGGTCTTTTTAATAATAAAATTTTATGATAATAAGTAAACAAGCATACGAAAGTTTTTTAAAGGTAAAAGACTTAATCGACAAGCCACAAATTAAATATTCTAATGAAGAATTTTTATTACTGTCTGAGGTATATGCAGAGATAACTAAGAAACCACTTACTAAGGGTTGTGCTGGATGTCTTGAGACAGGATTAAAGATCCTTAAGAATTGGAGTAATCTATTCTCAGAAGCAACTAAATTAGCATATGAGACTCAAGAAGTAATAAAGAAAGTAAGAAAGAAAAAAGCGTAAAGCAATGGGACTACATAAGATGATAGAAAGTCCAGAAAAGTTACACCAACTATACATGGAATATAAATCAAAGGTAAAATCAAACCCTAGATTAAAACATACTTTTGTAGGTAAAGACGGTAATAGCGTATATGAAGAACTAGAAGTACCTCTAACAATGGAGGGCTTTGAAAATTACGTTTTTGAACAAGGATTGAATAGCGAATTAAGTCATTATTTTAGTAATAAAGATAACAGATACAGTGATTTTGTCGCTATCTGTCGTGCAATAAGGCAATCAATTCGTCAAGACCAGATTGAAGGTGGTATGGTAGGGCAGTACAATCCAAGTATTACACAACGTTTAAATGGTCTTACTGAGAAGATACAACAAGAACAAACTAACATAGTGAAGTTCGATTTCAATGGCAACGATTAAAGGGTATACACCCCATTTAAAGCAAAAAGAAATACATAACTCTATAATAAACGAGGGTTACAAATATTATATTCTAAACATAGGTAGGCAGTTTGGTAAAACAATGCTAGGTATAAACCAAATGTTATATTGGGCTATCAATCACAAAGGTTGCAATATTGCATGGGTAACTCCTATCTACAAGCAATCAAAAAAAGTATTTGACGAAATGGAGAAGGTCACTAAGTCAAGTGGGTTATTCGAGTATAATCGAAGTGACTTAACGATAAGCGGTTTTAATTCACAAATACAATTCTTTTCGGGTGAACGTCCGGACAACATTAGAGGTAATACGTTTGACTACCTTATAGTTGATGAGATGGCATTTACACGCCCCGAGTTATGGAGTGAGGTACTTTCAGCAACCGTATTAGTAAAAGGTAAAAAAGTAATATTCATTAGTACACCAAAAGGAAAGAACCACTTTTATCAATTATCACTACAACCTAATTACGATAATCGTTACAAATACTTTCATTATTCTAGTTACGACAATCCAATGATTGATGCTGAGGATTTGGAAGAGCGTAAAAGATCGCTACCTAAACATATCTTTGAACAAGAATATTTAGCGAAGTTTATTGACAACGCTAGTGGACTATTTAAAAACGTGGATAGTTGTGTAATTAAGACAGCTGAGCGCACCCAAAAGTTATTTGGAGGGTTAGATATAGGACGAGCAGACGATTACACCGTACTAACGATATTAAATAAGAACTATCAAATGGTATACGTTCAACGTTGGAGGCAACAGGAATGGTCTAAGATAATAGATGAGGTTGCGACTAAGATTCGTGAGTACAATGCTGAGATATTTGTCGAGGTGAATAACCAAGGAGATGTATTTTTTGAAATGCTACAAAATAAAGTATACAACAACGTACAACCTTATGTGACAACAACAGCAACTAAACCTATTATGATTGAGGATTTAGCAGTACACTTTGAAAATAAGGATATAGGAATACTAAATGAAAATTGGTTAGTAGATGAATTAAACGCTTTTACTTATATTTACAACGAGAAAACTAGAAGAGTGCAATACGGAGCACCACAAGGTGTACACGATGATGGTGTAATGAGTTTAGCTCTAGCAGTACAATCAATAAAGAAAAATCAATATGGCTATTTTGAAGTATATTAATATAAAAGCACCGAAAACATTAAACGATTTACGTATAAAACATTTAAAGTCGTTAACAGATGAAAGGTTTCAAAACGAAATGAGCCTAGATACAATAATTGATTTTATACACGCAATAACAGATTCTGATAAGGAAGATTTAAGAAAGGTCAACAAGAATGATTTATTAAGCATACACAGACACTGTGTGAGACTTTTTAAGTATTTTAACATCACAGAACCCAAGCAAGAAATAAATATCTTAAAACAAACGTATGTGCTTGTTGATCCTTCCAAAGTTGGTATAGGGTGGCACATTGATATAAGTAACTCAGATTTACAAAATGATCCAAGTAGATTAGCTAGTTTAATGTACATAGAAAAGGGTACTACATATGGTGAATTAGATGAAAATCTAAACATGAAGTACAGCAATCAAGAACGGGCTAAACTCTTTGAGGACCATTTACCACTACCTGACTATCTTAACCTAGTCAGTTTTTTTTTGCGACAATCAATCGAATTAATGAGCAATTATATGGTCCACAAAAAGACGAGGATAAGCCTACTAAGGGCAGTGAGAGGTTTGTTTGGGAGAAACTAATACACTACTTAAGTAAGGAATATAATCAAACGTGGGAGCAAATCGTTAAATGGAATATATTTACGTTCAATCATAGGTTAAAATTTATTAACTTTACAAAACAAGAAGAAATTAAAACAATCCAACGTGACAGAAGGTGATATAATAGCAGGTTTAGATTTTGGTAGATCAAAGGATATCTTAGAAAATAAGTCTAAAAATCCTATGACTGATTTGTTGTTGAAGATCACGAATGAACTTATCGAAGATTGGCGAAAGGAGTTAATTAAAAACGACTCTTATGCTACAGGTGGGTTAGCTGCATCTTTGAAGCCTGTTAACATGAAACCCGAATCCGTAGAAACGGAAGCTGAAAATCATTGGAAATATATTAACTATGGTGTAAATGGTGCTATGGTAAATAGAGGAGCTCCTACTCATGGAAGAGCGCCAAAAGGTAACCTATCATTTTATGAGGCGATTAAAAAATGGATGTATGACAAAGGTATTAACCCGCCACAAGGGTATACAGTAGAACAATATGCTGGGATGGTTAAGAATAGCATACGAAAAAAAGGTATAGAAGGGAATCACTTCTTCGATAAGGTGCTAAATGAAAAAAGAGTTGACGAGATAAGAGAGAGGATTTCTAACCTAGCTGGAGCAGCAATAAAAACTATGATAATAAAACCTAAATAATGGCAGTAACTATAACACAAATACCCGATAAGTATACACCCTCGGATAATCCAATAGTGTATGCTTTCAAACAACCTTTAAATGTTAGTGGAAACCCAAAGTATAACGTATCTTTTGTGGTTAAAGTATTCATTGAAACAGCTGAGATAGGCACTTTCGAAATATTCCCTGAGTTAATAACAAGTGATTTTTTTGGTAAGATAGATTTAAGTGATAAGATTAGAGGGTATATAACTAATCATTCGGTGAGTAATTCAACAGCATCACCAACATTCCTATATGACACTCAAAATTACGTAGAGACACATATAGATACACAAGAGAAATATTCGACTGATCCTAATGTAGACCCAACAATACAAGTTGCAGTGACCACTAGTAGTAATACTATAGCTTTCAAGGGTTCTTTAAGTAGAAGTGAATTTGCGGTATGGGATTATTCTAATTACAAGAAAGGTGGTTTATCAAAACAATTCTTAACCAATAGAAGTTTTACAAGTGCCTATGGTGTTACTTCATATACAGCAACAGAAAAGAAAGGAGATACAACTATACTTTCATATTTTGATAATAGTGATTTAGATACACCAACTAGTTATTACGTGAAATTTATTTATCAAATTCCAAGTGGAAACGTTACGCAAACAACAACCTTTATATCTTCTTATCAAGGGGCTGTTTCTGCAATTCGTTTTAATCTACAAGAACAATTAGATTTAGGTAATATAACACAATCAACCTATGATAATTGCACAGGTGTAATCATAGCATTACAGGACTTATCTAACGTTGGGAGAATGGGGCTATACACTATTTATTTCTCAGATGCTTGTTTCGACAAAGGTGCTAGTTTAATTTGGTTAAACAAATACGGAAGTTACGATAATTATAGATTTACATACAACTCACGTATCTCAGCTAAGATAGAAAGCAAATCATTTAGCAAAAGGCAAGGTGAGTGGACAGCATCAAATAACAACTATAACGTAAATAATAACACGTTTGGAAGGATAAACTATCTTAAGACTATTACCAAACAGTTAGAACTATCTTCTGATTGGTTAACGGAATCGCAACAAGCTTATGTGGTGAACGTTTATGAAAGTCCACTAGTTTACATTAACGAAGGTACAGAAGTTGAAAACGTAGTCATTACTAATTCAGCTTACCAATTGAAACAGAGCGAACATGACGAGCTATTTAATGAAATAGTTAATATTGAATTCACGGATAAAAAATCAATCACACTATGAATAGTAGGTTAGTAGTTAATGGGTATGAATTAGACCTTTCAGAGAGTATTGCAGTACCTTTAAATCTTTCAATCACCGATATTAAAGAACCTGAGAAACGCAAACGTTCATTTTCTAAGACTTTAACACTTGAAGGTACAAGCAATAACATGGCTTTCTTTATCTCAGCTTATTCTTTGGATGTGAGCATTGAGAAAAGTATAAACATACAATTCACACCAAATAAGAGATACGATTGCGAGTTATACAAAAATGACTTGAGAATTTTCAAAGGTAAATTCAAACTTAACGAGGTTAAGATTCTTGAAGGTAATTACTCTTTTGATTGTAACCTAATAAGTGATGCTGTAGATATCTTTGCAAAGTTAAAAGATAAGAAACTAAATGAGCTTAACTGGTCTGAATATGATCACTTGCTAACTAGAACCAACGTTATTAATAGTTGGAGTGAAGGAATAAAACTAAACGGAGTAGATAATAGAAACTTTGGAGCTGATTCTAGAGGGTATCAGCCTAAGTCATACGGGTATATTTATCCACTTGTAGACTATGGATATATAAAGCCTAAAAACAATTCACCTTTGAATTTTAAGGTTAACCAACTATACCCTTTCATATACGTAAAAGAGGCGGTCAAGAAGTGTTTAGATTTCGCCTTAGAAGGAACGAATATAGAAGTTGATTACACTACTACGTTTTTCAATAATGAGAACATGAAGAAGCTGATATACGGCTTTGGAGGTGGTGATCAAATTAAGTTTAACCAAGATCAACTTGATAGTTTTAAAGTAATAGTTAATAACAACATACTACCATATACACAATTATATGGTGTTAAAGTACAACCACCAAATCAGTTCTCTAATCCATTTTATTCATTCGGGAAAATATTCAATGTCATAAAAGATTTTAGTTTAACAACAACTCCTATAGAAGATGTTAATAAATGGAATCTGTCAGATGGAACTATTGACATTATAGCTCCAGCAAGATATACGTTTGATTTTAATATGACATTAAAGTTATACACAACTTCATCTATAGCATCTGTATCTCCTGTACCACAAAATATTTCTATATCTGTTAATGGCGCACAAGTTAGTTCTGTAACATGGAATCAAACATTGAATATATATTACACTAAAACTTTTAAAACTGAATTAAATTTAAAAGCAGGAGATAAAGTAAAGATTGATTTTCAAATAGGAATATATTTAAAAGAGAATAACCTATTTTACGAGGTTACAGATTGCGATTACTCACTAACAGCAGATAAGAATTCAACGCTTACCGATGGGTCACCTATGACTTTAAGCTCAGCAATTCCAGATATCAAATGTTCTGAGTTTTTAAAAGGTATTTTAAACTTGTTTTACGCATACATGAGTGATCCTATTTATGATCCTGTCACGAATAAGTCATTATTAACGATTAACAGCTTTATAAATTTCTACGATTCACAAGAAAACCACGATAATTGGACTGATTTAGTTGATGAAAGTAAGGATATTACTGTTCAATCTAACTCACTTGTTCAAAGTAATGTATATCAATATACATTTAGTGAAGAAAAAGACTATTTAAATACGCAATATAAGGACTTAGTAGGATCTAATTACGGAGAAAGACAGCTCGAAATAGACACTTGGCTAAACGGAGTTGTTAAATTTGAACTACCTTTTAACACGTATGTGCCTTATAAAATTAATAACAGTCAATTAATATACCCATTGGTTATAGAGCAAACAACCGATTCTAATAATGTACCTGTCACGAAACCTTACAAAGGTAAAGGAATGCTAACTTTCTACAATGGTTTACGTAGTGGCGTAGTAAATATCTACGATGTAGAGGACACAGGTACTTTTACACCTAAATACGATTATCCTTTAATACATCATTTGAGATTCAAAAATAATTACTCATTCGAGCCTTTGTTTGATTTACATTTTGCACCAAGAAGTACAACGTTTGACGACATCTATGCTGTACCTGAGAATTCTAATACCTTCGAAATATATCATAGAAAATTCGTAAATGAAATTACTTCTATTGATTCTAAATTAGTAACTTTATACCTTAAGTTAAACTACAAAGATATTAACGAATTGGACTTTGCTAAACTAAAAATGATTGATGGCGTGTTGTACCGATTGAACACGATTAAAGATTTTGATTCAGACGCATACGGAACTACAGAGGTCGAACTAATTAAATATTTAGGATAATGGCTATAGTTAACGTAAAGCAATACGAGGACTACATTCTACAATTTTGGGATATTAGTGTTATTGATAATTGGTATAATGGTTCGTACATTGAAGTCAATTCAGACGACACTACAACAGGTGAATTTAACACTCAACTAATTGTAACAGCACAAGGATCAGGAACATATGCAGCGAGTATATGCGACAACGCAACCGATGGAGGGAAGACAGATTGGTATTTACCTAGTACCGATGAGTTGGTTGCTTTGTTTAATTCGGGTGTTACAATGGCAAATATAGCTTGGAGTTCGACCGAGATAGACGGTACGGATGCTTATGTAGTAGACTTAGATACAGGAGATTTGTTAATGTGTAATAAAAGTAGTAGTAGTGCTTTAGTTTTTAAATTCCGAAAAGAATATACAACTACTTCGGTAAGTATTGAACGTATGAAAGTACAATCGAAAAATGCGCCTATTTTAAGAGGTGGTGAAAACAATGCCGATGAAGACGTTTATAAAATATTAGGGGGTGTAAATGGAATATCTAAAAATTCAAATATATTGACAAATGAGTGATGAAACTAGAAGAATAATTATTAAGAAAGGAGCGGGAACTCCGACTATTCCAACAAGTCCAGACCATAGAGACGGTTCATGGTTGGCTACTGATATCTATGAAGGTGAACTTTACCTAGATACTACAAACGGATTGAACTATACACGTTACGATAATACGATTGTAGAACTATTCCCAACGTCAACTGGTTTAGGTGGTAACGAATTTGTATTTGTGTTTAGTAAGTTAGATTTACCAACGCCTGTAAGTGGTGTAATTACACTTGTAGATAATTACACTTACTTCATTACTAAAACTATTGACTTAACAGGGGATAGGCTTGTAGGTGGTATTAACAGCGTAATAATCGGGGGTTCATCTGAGAATTGTATATTAAAAAGCACGGGATTAAGTAGTGCAACCGCTTTAATTAGTTCGGTTTATTCTTTACCAATGCGAAACATAACCATCACTCATGGAACGGCTTTAAATCTTGACGGTGACGGTACTACAACAGCCCTAGATTGGTTTGGCGTTAACTTTACAGATTGTGCAACGGTGGGAACGATTAAAGATTATACAAACTTTGTGATGTCGGACTCAGCATTTTTGAATAGTGGTAACTTAACCTTTGACGGTACGATAGGTACAATAGGAATGAGTAACTGTTTATTTGATTGTGCAAGTACTTCTACAGCTTTAATTTTTCCAAGCACGTTAACCGTATCTCGTAGGATAAGAATAATTTACTCATCATTCATAGCCTTAACAGGTGAAACAGCAATCAATTTAAATACAAGTGCAACCGTATCAAATGAAAGATATATTTTAGATACTGTAAATTTTAGCGGTGGCGGTACTTATATTGCAGGCGTAACTCATACAGATAACAAGGCTTTGTTCGTTAATTGCGTAGGTATTACGAATACTTCTACAAAGGGATTCATGTATATGCTTAACAACACAACCGATACGGCTATCGGTACACCAAACGTAAATACATGGGTAAAGGCAAGTGGCACAACAACAAGCGGAACGAATTCGAAGTTTACACACGCAACAAACCGACTAACATACAACGGTGCTTTTACAAATTCTTTTTTAGTAACATTAAATGCAACAGTTAGAAGTGCTGGAACTAATCAATCTATATCAATCG